TCCATGTTATAACACCATCACTTGTGTTCGCATTAAATGTTACTACAATATCTGTATCTGCGCCTGTGCCAAAACTAATAGCATTACTATATAGTGTAGACAAAGGTCCACCATCCCCTGATGTGCTACCATCGTGGGTGTGACCTGTTGATACATGAAATGCTGCTAATATTGCATTAAATTCATCATTTGTATGTGCTGCGGTGATAGTATCACCACTTGTGTAAGAGCTCTGTCTAGCTGCATATCCTGCCATTATCTTCTTCCTCCTGGAACGAATTCTAATTCAAAACCTTTTAAACTAATTGGTGGCTTTGTGCTAAAGTCGTTAACTTTAACTGCCACTGCGAAACCTGAACCTTGAACATCTTGTCTAATTAAGGGTAAACTTGATTGATCATAGACTGATGAATTATAAGTTCCAATTCCATAAATTGCTGGAACATTACCTGTTGATATAGAGTATGATCCTGGTTGTGGTGTAGATGCTGAATCATAATCGTATCTTAACTGCAACGTTGCATCTACCTCACCTTCATTTTTATAGTTAACAATAACTCGTTGCATACTTTTTCTAATACCTGGATCTCCCATTGTTAAGTCAGGAGATTTATACACACCTTCAATTGCAAAAGTATCAGCACCTCTTGTATATTGATTGCCTGATTCTTGTAAATATACATAACCATCATAACCTCCATGAATAACTGTTTCTGTTGTGCCTACAAAATCTGCATCACAGGATGAAACCTTTATGCCTGTCATATCAGCATACTCATAACCTAGTTGACCAGTGTTTGTATTTACTTTAATTACTGCTATAATTGCCTTTGCAGATGCCTCACTACCTGTTGTAACTGGATAGAATAATCTATATTGAGATTTTTTTCTAATAACAAGTGAGTTTATATTATTTGTTCCTATTTCATCGGTTCTTTCTTGAACTTGCTTTGATATAGTTCCTAATTCAACATCATCAATTCTTTCTGTACCAGCAATTGTTCTTAAACCATCTGGTGATAAAAATACAATATCTCCACCAAGTTCTTGTATTGAGCCTCCATCTATACAGCCAATTCTTCTGGTAACTGGAGTTATTGCAAAATCTGATAAAGTGTTTCCTGTTAATTTAAATATTTTATCAAGACCAAAAATAAATAATGCATTCCTAAATACTTTTAATCCCACAATTGTAGTATCAACTTTTATAGTTCCTCCACCATTACCACTAGTAAAATCGTTAGTTTGAAATGGACCCATAAAACTTAGTTGTTGTTCTGCTCCACTTGCTCCTGCAAAAAATATATGATTTCTAAATATTTCTACTTTATCAAAAGTTGTCGAAGTTCCTGATGCACTAACAGCTGTTGTACTATATGAAGTATTCATTACCTGTGGCTGTGAAGTTCCTGTAACAATAACAATTTTATCAGTACCATCAAAATTAAATTTTCTAAACTGATATGTTTTAGTTGGTGTACCAAGACTTGTTAATGTTGAAGTCCAACTACCACTACCAGAACTTGCTCTATGTATCGATCCACCTCTTGCTGCTAAAACTATATCATTAAATAACGCAGTCATAACAACACGTTCATTTGAAGACGATACTTGTGGAACAATATTAGAATTATACATAGTTGTCCCTAACATTTTTTTATACCCACCTTGAATATCAGGTTCAAAATTTTGTAGTATTTTTGATTCACCAGGTTGATAAGAAAAGGAATCCTTATTTAAAACAAGTCCTCCACCACAACCAAATACAAAGGGTGATATTTGTGAAGTATCAGCCACTAATTGCCCCTGCCCTTGCTCTTCCTAAATTTACTCTAGTATCTAGCATTTCAGTAGGTGCATTTATTAATTCAATTCTCATTCGTTTTATACCATCATTATAATCTTTATCTGCAAATTGTGCAAACTGAGGGTCAGAGCGTAACCCATAAATATAGTATTTTGCTCTTGCAACTACTGTATCATGAAATCTTGCTGGTACATCTGGACTATCATCATAATCAGATAAATCAGAATGTGTTTTCCAATATTCATATGTTATTGTATACTTATCTGAATCTGGAACTGAGTATAATCCAAAATATCCATCTTGTGATCTATACACATAATCAGGAGTACCATAATGATCACTATTATTAGTATTTGATGTAGTTAAAAATCTTCTTCTATAATCCTCATAGGTAATATATGTTAATTTTTTTGGTTGTATATCTTGTGATACTTTTGCAAAATCAACATCTAAATTATTTGAATCATCATTATCTAATGTTAAGTATGTTGTAGCTGCAGTTGCAGTAAATGTTGTATCTAATATATTTCCATCCCCATAATTTGAAACAGTTAATGTTGTGCTTAAATTTTGTGTTCCTGCTGCTGAAGTTCCCACTTGTACTTTTAAACTTGAACCTCCAGAAGAACTATCCATAACTCTAACTTGTAATTTATATTTTTTATTCTTTACAGTTGATAAAGTTGCATAAGAAGCTGCAGCATTTAATCTCATTCGTCCATTACCACCAGAGTTATATGCTGGTGTTCCTGATGAAGTTGTCCAGTTACTAATATTACTTGTAAATAAAGAATTAGTTACTAATTCTGTAGGTACTAAATAAAAAGACTCATAATCAACTGACCGATAATCAGTTGGTAATGAATACTCTTTTTGTCCTGCGTATGTAACTTGTGTTTTATCACTATGTAACCAAGGCCATTCTAATTCTGCTGCATATACATCTCTTAATGCTTTATTGATCACACCTTTAGTAGTTGTTTGAATACCTACACTGCTATCAAATCCAGCTGAAGTAAGTTGTACTTCATTTAATTCAGCTAATACAGCATTTGTAAGTTGTAAATAATTCATTATTTATTTTCTAATAGTTTTAATATTTTATCTAATTTTATATCTTGTTCTTGTACTTTTTTTTCTAAAGTATTAAAAGCATCTATTCCTACAGCATGACCAGGTCTGTGTGAGTTAACTGTGTATGATTTTCTAGATCCATCTGAATTTATTAGTTGTTGTCCTGATGATGCGTTTGTTTTATTTCTTAAATCGTGAATAGCCATAAAATTCCTTTGTAAAAGAAGGGAGCTATAAAAGCCCCCCTCTAATTAGTTGTATTATACTGCTGTGTCGTGCTGTGTAGACGTATTTCTGTCTGATTCGTCAACGCCTGAAACGTCACACATGACAGCCCAGACTCTGATTTTACCAGCAGCCGCAGCTGCACTTAATACTAATACATCAAGAGTATCAGCTGATGCCGCTAGGTGTCTTGCCGTAGCTGTTAGGGTTGAATACCCTGTTGCATTAGTGTCTCCATCTGTATATATATCAACATCTCCTCCTGTAATTCCAAGATCCATAGTTACTGAACTTGTAAGTGCTGTTAGCACTTCAATACCAGCTTCCATAATCAAGGTCTCTGCAGGAATATCCATAACTCTTAGAACATCATTTTGTGCTGCTCCTGAGTCACCGTTAACTGCTGATACATCGATTGTATTTTCCACCAAGTAAGGAGTTCTGATACCAGGACTCTGACGTGATGGGTGCCCAGCTGTACCGCCAGGACCTGTTACGTTATATGTAGCCATTGTATTTCTCCTTAATCAATTAAAATGTGTTCTGCGAACAGAGCGTCTGATCGTAGAACTTTTCTGCCAAAGACATGCAAGCCTCTAACAACATCTGCAAATGAGTCTTGGTCTCTTACAACTTCAATTTTTGCAATATGATTTGCAGTTGCAGTTGAAGACATGTGACCAGACAACACTTTGTAGTAGTTAGATGTGCTTGATGCAGCAAAGTTATTAGTCATATACATATCAAAGTTATGAATTTTACCGTTATATACTTTACCACCTCTCAATGGTTTAGCACTTCCAGTTGTATCTGCCATTAACTTACTGTTTGCTCTGCCTAGTTGTTCATAGAAAGTAGGGTCTGCGAGAAACCATCTATTTTCTTCTGGAACATCATTAGCATTTAGCCTTTTAGCATGGTTAGCGATAATGTTAATTGGATCAATTTCTGGTGAACCAGCTAGAGACGTACCTTCTGCGTACGTTCCAACATCTTGTCCACTTCCATCAGATCCAACTGTAGTTCCTGCACCAGAAACCATCGCAGCTATGACATTAGCATCATATGAATTTTTAAGAGCATATGCACCTGAAGAAGATGCAACAGCCTCAAAATTAACATGAGAATGTCGTTCTTCGATATCATCCACTTTAAATGCAAATGCATTTGCTTGGTCAACAACCAAAGTAATTTGGTCATCTTGCAAGTCTTGTGTATTGATAGTCGAGCCACGAGTGTAACTAGCAACAGTAACTGTAGGTTCTTTGATAATTTTTACCGTGTCGCCAAAGTTCTCAATTTCTCCAGCGTAATCGGTATTAGTAATAGATTCTACTACCGAAGCTGTTCGGAAAAACTTTTGAACTTTTTGGCTATAAATTGCAGGTATGAAATTATCATTAGGCAAGTTTGCATAACCTGCCGATCTTGATACTGCCATAATTATTCTCCTTTATATAGCGTTAGTGTTAAGTTTTTATACGACCTTCCCTTCGGGCTTGCATAATTTCTTTTTCATGTTTATCAAATTGATGAGGTTTTAACTTCTCAATTTCACGAGCACTCCAAATTTTCTTTTCAGTAACACTTATCTGATTTCCCTTTTTAGTTGAAGTAACTGCTTTTGCGGCTTCCTTCTTTATATCGTCAGATTTAGTTTTACTTTTTTTAGAAGTAATACCT